TCCAAGACGTGTATGGTGCACTTGAATTTGTTCAAGACAAGTGGGCCAAAAATCCTCGTCAAAGAGTTTCGAAGTCAGCTTCTGTGGAAGATACACCATTCCGTGCTCCTTCTTCGGAAGGGTATAGAACTACGGTGACTACACAGAAGCGTAAGACAAGCGTTAAATACGTCTTGTATTACACCATTCCCAATGAGTTTTTGAAAACTCTCAGCGAGGCGGGGGTTACCAACCCTGCTGTCGTTGCTTGGGAATTGCTCCCCTGGTCTTTCGTCGTTGACTGGTTCTTGCCTATCGGGAATTTCATCCAAACTTGGGATGCAACTGCCGGTTTGCAATTCGAGAAAGGTGTTAAAACCACCGTTCAAGAAGTGTTCCAGTCGACTTCGAGAGTAGGTGGCGATTTCTCTTTTGATGGTGGTCGGTTGACGGTAAAAGTCCAAGATAATTCTTGGGCCGAATACCATTCCGTCCATATTCAACGGAGTCCTCTCGGAGGTTTTCCTAGTGTGGCGGCTCCCCAGTTTAAAAACCCGGTGAGTGCTGAACACATGGCAAACTTAATCGCCCTTCTCACCTCCACATTTTCGCGGAGGTGATATGCTTCTTAACCTTGAAGGTACCCATGTCAGCCATAGCTGCCATCGTCCTGTCCTCATCCGTTGGCTCTGCCGTAACGGCAAATGCCTCCGGAGTGGATGGGGTTACGTTCTCCCCAGTCGGGTTTGCCCAACCGGGGGTCGCGAAGTGGGCCGACAGAAGTGGTGGAATTCCGCTTCTGTATCCCAGTCTCACTGTGTCAGTCCGGCAACCTACTGCAGGTAGCCGGGTCTGTCGCATTGTGACAAAAGTTGTCCTTCCCACGGCCGATGTTACGGCGCCTTCTACGAGTACCGGTATTCAGCCGGCGCCCTCGAAGGCGTACGAATGTCTTGGCCAGTTGGAGATGGTCCTCCCCGAGCGTAGTACGGCTGCTGAGCGAAATCGTCTCAGGTCGTATCTGCTCTCGGTCTTGTCACAGAATTTGCAGGCGTCTGATGGTGATCCTGTTGTTTCGACAGATTCGCCTCTTCCGCCGGCATTTTCTGATTTCGAGTCGCCCTGGTAATTCGGGGCTAGGGGTCATCTAATGGGCTAATTACCCAAAGAAGGAACTTACCATGCATTCTGAGAAGCAAGGTAAGAAGTCTCTCATAAGAGAGATTTCAACTTTTCGCGTTCCCGAGGCAACGACGTACTCGGTTGTTCATGAATACTTCAAGTCTCTTGATTGTCCTCGTTCGCTAACTTGTTGGCTTCTCTACGAAAGTGGAGAATACGATCAGTTGGTGAATTTGGATATCAGCCCGAAGGATTTTAATGATTCTTCGAGTTTTAGAGACGCCTATCAAGCAACTAAATTTCTGTCGAAAAACTCCTTTCTTAAGGTGAATATTGACCGTAAAGCCGTTGCTTTGAGCAAGTTCTCCGAAATGGAAGAACTTTGCAAGGAGACAAACAGGCGCTTCCGAAATCCTAGTCTAGACCAGCTTTCAAACTGGGATAGTGTCACATTGCTTAACGCAATGCGGCAGAAAATTACTAGTATTTTGGGCGTTTGTCCCATTGAAGAGGTTCTTGAACGATCCAATTGGGGACCTGGCGTAAGCACCCTATTAAAGGGTTCAAACGTCTCGGCAACCAATAAGTTCCAACAAGAAGTTGGAATTACGCGAGATCTGTATTCCCTCATGTTTGATTCTGAGAGCTCAGACCGTACTGGGATCTTCGAACTTGCATATCCTCTCTGGGGTGCTGAGTTACGGAAACGTGACTCATTTCCCGTCTTTGAGGTTGGGAACGTAGTTGTCACTGTGCCTAAGAATTCTAAGACTGACCGCGTCATAGCCGTTGAGCCAGGGTTAAATCTCTGGTTTCAATTAGGCATTGGCAAAGTCATTCGGCGAAAACTTAGGAGACACGGGATCGACTTATCCTACCAGAGTCGAAACCAATGGTTGGCGAAGTTAGGCAGTGAATCGCCTTTCTTTGCTACTGTTGATTTTTCTTCTGCGTCGGACAGTATCTCGAAATCGCTAGTCAGGGAGCTTCTGCCCCCTGACTGGTTTTTTCTTTTAGATACTTGTCGGTCTCATTTCGGTACCCTCGAAGGTAAGACATTCCTTCATGAGAAATTCTCATCAATGGGGAATGGCTTTACTTTCGAACTCGAATCTCTCATCTTTTTTGCTGCTGCGGCCTGTGTTTGTGAAAGCATGGGCTACAATAGCAGTATGGTGAGTGTCTATGGAGATGACGTTATACTGCCATCTCCGTGTTTCGAGCTCTTTTCATCATTCAGTAGATACCTTGGATTCATAGTAAATGTCGGAAAGTCATATGCCGACGGATACTTTCGTGAGTCCTGTGGTGCTTACTGGTTTGATGGGGTTGATGTTAAGCCCATTTTCCTTAGGGAAATGGTTCGCACACCGTTACAGGTGTATCGATTAGCCAACGCTATCCGTCGTCAAGCTCGTACCCGTAACGTAAGTTACGGATGCGATGCCAGGCTCCGGAAGTGCTGGAATCTCTTAGTGAACTGCCTGCCTAAGCCGATGAGGCTTAAGATTGACGATTCACTTGGAGACGGTGGTTTCATCAGTAATTTTGATGAGGCCACCCCTAGTCGTGCGCGTGATCTGCTTGAAGGTTATTCTTGCAGGCACGTTACTGAGGTTGGACTAACGTCCTCCTCCGAAGAAGTTGGTCTATTGTTAGACCGCCTTCGCTCTGCATCATCCAATGGTAGTGCCGTTTTAGCCACTACCCTCGGAGACCGTATTAGACTTCGAGACCTACCTTCTTCAGTTGTAAAGGGAAACTTTTACAGCCTACGAGGGAAGGTCAAGTTGAGGCTTCATGCCCGAAGTCTAGTGTCCCAGTGGACAGATCTAGGCCCTTGGCTTTAGTGAGGGTTTATCTCCTTACGTTAATCTAACAAATTAACCGCGGGTGGAGGGG